CTAAACACCACAAAATTTCTTTCGTTTTTCCAGTTATACACCGTGGATCGATTGACGCCATAGAGTTCAACAAACTCAGCGACAGTCCCTTCCCATGTTAACCAGACTTTGTACAATCCGCCGTAATGTAGGCAGAAGCGTCGATGACCGCCGTAGACACCCTTGGCGACTTGCTTAAATTCTGTGCCGCAATCTGGGCAGGTAAAATCTCTAAGCTTGGAGTTTTCTATTTTGTTGACGGCTGTGGAGAGTTTGCTCATCTTGTTACGACGGTCATCATTCCAACTTGCCGCTATTTTTGCGCGTTGAGTAGCGGGCTTGGGTTTACCCTTGAATAGCAGACTGGTGGTCTCTCTTTGCCGTTTCGTTGAAACTCTTCCCAATGCTTTTATGCGTAATTTTTCACGTATTTCCGGCGTTGCTGGTACGCCATCCCCGCCTGCCGTCATGTTGTAACCATCGGGCGACAGGGTTTTAAGAACTAAAATCCATAACTGTTCAAGCCGATTGAGTTCTTCGGTTGTGGTTGCTTTCGCTAATTGCTGCACGTGGAAATTTTCGGGGCCGTGTTTGCGAAGAGCGCGGTACAGGTACTCTTGATGGCGCTTTGGTTGTTTTGCGTTCTTCAGGTGTTCACGCCATCTTCCTCGAATGGTCTTTTCGGTTTTGCCGATGTACATCTTCCCCGTCAACCAAATTGGTTACCAGATAGACAAACATAAAAACCTCTCTACTTAATACGGTCAAATCGACAAAATCGCTAGTTAGTGAAAAAATTTTGATACGCATGTCTTATGTGAGAGTCGTTCAACCTATAGTCCTTAGCCCCCAAAAGGCCGGATTGGGAAGAATAATCAAACTCTCGTACACAAAACTGGAGAAACCAAAATGAGTGTGAAATTACACTATCTGGGTCAGAACGATTCCGTTAACTGCACCCCAGCGGTATTCCTCACTGGCGATCCGGGAACTGACCAACAGACGTTGAAGGCTGGCGGGTATGTCGGCGGCGTGATTGTAGCCATTATTGGTGCAAGCACGAACGCAGCTTATCCAGTCCAACCTCCCAACCAACCTGCTTTCGGACAAATCGGTAACATCGTTCCGTGCGACACGGACGCGACTTACTATGGGTCTGGAAACGCTGGCACTCCCTTCGCAACTCTGCTCAACAACGGCGGCGAATTCGCTGGCGCTATTGGGCCTTCCGGTTCCAAGAAAGCCCCCGTTGTCCGTGCCATGTGGCAGGGAATGGTGGGTAACTCGGACGGAAATTGCTATGATACGGGCGCAACGTTCACACTCGGTGCGTATCTGTATTGTGGCTGCGCCACTTCCGCGAACATCGGACAGTACACTTCAGCAGCACGTACCCACGGCGGTTCCGCCTCGGGCAACACGGCTGTTGGCATCTGCACCCACGTTCCTAGCGCGACTGAGCCTTGGCTCGGCGTAGCGTCGTTACTGTAAAAGGAGAAAAGAGACTAACATGGCAAACCTTTCTCGTACACAACAGCAGACGGCTATGCTCGGTCAGTTACTCAAGACCGCTGGTGGTCGTCAGAAACTTGCGGCTTCGTTGGGACCATCCCTCCGTCGTCGTCGTGACTATATGAGCATTGCTCGCAAGGCTCTTATGGTTGAAACTCTTCCCGATGGCGCTCTGCCCATCTACGATAAGGAATTCGATGTAAGCGCGATGACTGTGGGCTCGACCCCCGGCTCGTCCTTCGTTGAAGCCTTTGTGGTAGGTGAAGAAGGCGGCGACATCGTGCGCGTCACCAAGCCAAAGCGCGTCACGGTTCCGACGTTTGAAATCGTGTGCAACCCGATGATTCCGATCACGCAGATCAAGGAACGTCGTTTCGATCTCGTCGCTCGTTCACTCAACCTTGCAAAGGCTGAAGTAGGCGCAGCGGAAGATGGTTACGTGTTCAACCTGTTTGACGGCGTTGCGGCAGGCGCAGTCGGCCATCCACCCAACGATCCGGTTTACAACCCCGACATCGCCATCAATGCTCCCATCGACATCAACTCGTTGGCAGACGGCTTTGGTCAGGTTGCACGCCACGATCTGTCGGTTGCTTTCATCTTCTTCAATCCGCGTGACTACACGGACCTGTTGAAGTGGACGCAGCAAAACATCGACCGTGAAACACAGCGCAAGCTGTTGAAGACGGGCGTCATGGGCTATCTATGGGGCGCAACGCTCCTCCAGTCTCGTAAGGTCGGCTACGGCTGCATCTACATTCTGGCGGACGCTGAGTTCCTCGGCGTAATCCCAGAACGTATTCCGTTGACCGTGATGTCTGCCGACCGTCCTGACCTCCGTCAGATCGGTTTCAGCATCTTCGAGAACTTGGGCTTCTTGGTGTTCAACCCATCAGGTGTCCAGCGTCTCACAGTCAATGGCCGCTTCAACGCGACCGCCAACTACGGCGAGAACTAAACCTCTCGTTGTTTGGTCTAACCTTGGGCTCGGAGAAATCCGAGCCCATTTTCTTTTTCCCCAATATCCTTTTCTCTTTTGGGTATTAGATAACTAGGGGTAAAAATGCAAAAAAGTTACGTCGCTAAGTCCCCGATCAATTTTGTGCAATTTGGCTTCCGAGTCAACGCTGGGGATATTCTCGTCCACGATACGGCCCAGCAAAAGCTCACGGTGTACCGCAATGGGCAGATCGTCAAGACCCTGAAGCAGTCTTCGCTCGGCATGAGCGCCTTTGTCAAGGATCGCTCCGCTGAGGAGGTAGTTGAGAAGCCCCAGCCCCGACCGATTGACCCTGCGGAGTGTGCGAGGTTGCTTAAGCTCTCCCACCCCAAGCTGACGCCTGACCTACCGAAAACCCCATCAACACCGCAAAAACCGACACAGGAAGAAATTCGTCAGAAGCGTAAGAAAGCCCAGCCGACCGAGATCAGCACCGATGACCCTGAATTCCGCAAACGGATGGGTCTCAAAGATGGCGAGAACCTCGAAGACCCCGTGGTGCGTAAGCGTCTCGGCCTCAAAGACAAGTCGGTCTAAGTGCCGCGCACGCCCCGCAAAACTCAATGGTGGATGACCGTTCGCAAATGCGATGGTCGGTGCTGGTACTGCGGCTATGCGCCTGCGGAGCTTTGTGACCTCACTGTAGACCACGCGAAGCCAGCCAGCCGAGGCGGGCCGAACGCCGAATGGAACCTCCTGCCTGCCTGTGAATACTGCAATCGCCTGAAGGACAATCAAACAGTTTCCGAGTTCAGGAAGCTGGTTAAAATGAGGGTCGTCCGTAACCTCATCTCACTGGGTTACATCGGGGACGGTCTAAGTCGTTTGAAGATAGTGTTTTACGGAGAGGGGTATGACTCCGTTCTAGGCTACTGACTTTCAATTTCTCAGATGAGGGCTTCTGTCTAAAATGAGCATCTTTATCACCATTCCCCTATCCAAGCTGTACGTGAAATTCGGGGTAAAGACTGCGATTTCGTTGCCTGATCTCGTCCGTCAGACGAACGCCTTCTCGAAAAAGTATCGCCCCGGATGCACGCCATCGCTGCTTGATTCGAACCCCAAAGCCCTGTTCCTCCACTACAACGTGAAGTGCAACAAGGAAGATTCTGATCCAGCGGGGCACGATGTGCGCGTGCAGTTCGACACGACAAAGGTTCAGGAGTCGAGCCAAGCCAAAGACCTCGATGTGCAGATTAGCTGCTCCTGCCCTGCGTTCTTGTATTGGGGTGCCCAGTGGAACCTCCATCAGCGCGATGGGCTGCTAGGGACGCCCAGACCGCAATTAACGGCCCCTACAGAGCAGCTTGACCTCCGTGGGAACTTCGTTATCTGCAAACACATCCATGCGGTGTTCGAGCGCATCCTGCCAAGCGTCCAGCACAACATCGTGAAGCTACTGCGTGAGCGGACAATGCAAGAGAAGAAGGACGAACTGGACAAGACGCCCGAGCGCCTCCAAGAGAAACAGGAGGAGATGAAGAAAAAGAAGGAATTGGAGAAGATCAGGAAGGTCAAGGATAAGGAGGTTCAGGACAAGCTGTACGACGCCCTGCGTGAGCAGGAGGAAGCCCGCCTGATGCACGAAGAGGACTTGGAGGATCAGGTAGAGCCCGTGGTGGAGCGCGACAAGCCAGCGACCGCACCTGCCGAGGAAAAGCCAGAACCGAAGCCTGCACCCGCACCACCGCCGAAGCCCACACCGAAAGGAGAGGAAGAAGCGATTCAGAACCTCTATCAGGGCGAGCAGAAGAGTATTGAAGAGAAGCACCGTAAGGGCGAGCCGCATCTGCATCAGGGTTTGCCATACGAGGAAACTGAGAGAAAACACGTGAAGGAAAAGAAGTCACCCGAGTACATGGAAAAACTTCGAAAGGTCTGGAAGTACGTTAAAGACCGCGCAAAAGAACTGGCCGTGAGCGAAGAGGGGAAATAACGTGGCATTCGCACCCCTCGGACCTTGGACTCGCGGAGACGTGCTTGATTTGCACATCTTCATCCTGTTGCTGATCTGGTTCACAATGGATCGTTGCAACCTCTACGTTGCTGATTGGATCGTGAAAGATCGGCTCAACAAACTGTTGTTCAACATTGCCATGTGGTTCAAGATAAGGAAGTAAATGCAGATTGTACAGGCATTCACGAATGGGACGTACCCAAACAGAATCCAGATTGTGATATCGCCGCCGTTCTACGGCCCGTTCACACAAGATGGTCCTCTCGGTGCGTTCAACCCCTTTCGCGATGTGAGCATCTATTCGGATGGATCGCTTCAGACTGTACAGTCGTGGGCATTCGATACGACCAACAACCGCTACCTGATCTACTTGGTGCAAGCCATCGACCCTCAGAGCTTTGTTCAGGTCATTCATCACGTCCCCAACCCACCTTTTGAAATCTTCGCCTTCCTCGGCTTCCCCACGCTGGAAGATGGGGAGACCGTGATTGAACTGGAAGATGGTTCTGGCGTAATCGTACTGGAATCACAAACCCCAGAAATCTTTTACGGTACGTTGGATATTGTTGTATTCGAAGATGGGTTCACCGAAGTTGAATTGGAAGACGGTTCGGGCGTACTAGAACTTGAATCCTCGATTAGCGAGTTGCCCGATGTGCCCGGCTTTGCGCTGGTTGCTCAGTACATTCCCACTGGCGATGTCGTCAGCCCCGAGATGGTGTTGACTCCAGACCCAGCGTTCGTTGCCATCAATAACGGCGTACTGACCCCTGATGTCGTCGATCTGTTGTGGTTAACGGCGGGTGTGGCTCAAGTCATCATAACGGGTTCCAATGGTCTTAACACAGGACTCATGGGACCTTCAGGCATCTATCTCTTAGACCTCGAATTCTGGGCTGGGTGGGGTCAAGGTTGGGGCTTATCTTGGGGCGGACAAGGATCGGGCACCATCCTCCTGACAATGACGGGGTACGACGCCGAGGGGAATCCGATTGTGGTGAACGCGGGCTCGCCGCCGACATATTTGACGGTTACGGCGACCATAACCATAGGCACTCCATCCACCTATTACCTCTTGCAGGAGACGGGTTTCAGGTTCGAGCTTGAGGATGGATCGGGCGATATCTTGTTGGAAGTAGCCACTTAAACGTGGACTAGCGAATTCATATTTGGAGACTTAAATGGCGGACGCAAAAATATCAGCATTGATCGCAGGCGGTGCGGCTCTCAGCACGGACCTGATCCCGATAGCACGTATCGGTACGCCTGATGCCAACTTTTCGATCACGGTAGGAGCTATCGCTACACTCGTCCTCGGCTTGGTTCCAGCACCACCAACTCCGGGTGGGGTTTCTGGTGCTGTTCAGTTCAACAACTCAGGTTCTTTCGGCGGTACTGGTTCGACCACAGCGGGCGTCCTGATCTCAGGCACCACCCTGCAACTGAACAACGGTCTGGGCGATTCAACTGGAACATTTGCGAGCCCCTTCGTCGGAGCCGCAGGCGAATTCTTAGCCAGCACAGGCGCGGCAACGAAATGGAGATGGATTCCGTTCTACGATGCTAACGGCGACATAGCGGTGGGGAACGACGATCACATCGCCAGCGGCACCGCACAGCTTCCGGGCGATCAGGGTTCACCCTCCTACACCAATAACGTAACCGTAACGCTGACCAGCAATTCAATTTTCGCTGATACAAACTACGTGGTTCAGTTAACGCGAATTCCCACTCAGTGGAAGATGGTGGGCTCTCTTTTCTCTGGCAACCCGTTTAAGATTGGGCAAATAGTCGGTCAAACTGGTACAGGTGCATCGGGAGAAATACTGGCACCTTTTCCCGACTCAGGTACAGGTACACTGTACATCGGCGGACTCAGTGGGACACCTAACTCCGTTGGGCATTGGTCAGCGACTTCTCCCGACCTTGGAACCTCTGTGTTTGCTCCGTCCGCCCCCTCCATACCGACTGTCAATATCTTCGCTGGATACAACATCGTGTTCGCCGCCAACGCATCTGGCGGAACCACCGTGTACACTGGCTTCTCTCCGACAGGCAACGAATCGGTCAATGCTTATGCGGGGTACACCTTCACCGTAAGCGGCTTCGTGACGAACCCCGCCAACAATGGCATATTTTTCTGCGTGGCATCCACACCCACTACCATCACGCTTGCCAATCCGAATGGTGTAGCCGAAAGTTCTGCATTCAACGAGATCGTCAACGGCAACATGACTGGTACTTTCTTTGTCAGTGAAACAGTCGTGCAGTCTGGTGCGACGGCGAGCTTGATTATGGCCGTGCCGCCAACAAACTATGGTGCGGGTGCGGAATTGTATCTCGGACCAATCACGGGAACCCCCACCGCAGGTGGAAGATGGAACACAAGTCCTACCAGTGGAAACTTCTTTGATCCATCGGAAGCGCCGACATCCATGGTCTGCTCAGCAGTCATGACCCCCGCTGTTAGCGGTATCTATGTGAAAGTTATCTCAGCGTCTACATTCACTATTTACTCCGATCTCCCAGCGGATACGACCGTGCTGAACTGGACGGCGATTGGCTACGGCGTGCCGGGTGGTTCGCCAGTCTAAACGGGTGATGGATGAGACTCGCTTTCGCGATCACGACATATAAGGATCAAGCTCTCGCCGAGACCGTCGTCGGAAACCTGAAGAAGTTTTATCCCCTCGCTTCGGTGCTGTTATTTGACGACGCTAAGGAGCGTCTAAAGCTGCCACAGTTCGCAGGGCGGTGGACGGAACGGTACTTGAAAGCCTTTCTGGAAACGGACGCCGATGTACTGGTCAAGATTGATCCCGATGTGACCGTGGTACGGAAGGCTCGGAGATTCCCAACAGGTGAAGTCTTCGGGCAAAAGGCCGCTGGGCGTCAGGTGCTAGGCGGTGTCATTGGGTACTCCCGCACTGGAGCGAAGAAAATCGTAGATTCAGGGCTCCTGCTCGACCCCAAATACACCGATGTGATGCAGTTTTCGTATGCCAGATTCTCTGGCGAATACCTGCGGGATGGCGAGGAAGAAGACCCCACGCCCGTGTCTTTACAGGACGCGATCATGGCGGATGTTATTCAAAAGCTTGGACTTGAGGTGGGGCATTGGCTTGAGGCATACGTCCGTACCAGCACCTCCGACCCGAGCTTGATGCCGCCAGCGGGGGACTACGCTTTTGTGTGCGTCGGGCGGCACATAAAGGACTACAAGGCCATTATATAGAAGCCTTGGACAATCGGGGGAATAGATGGCTAACGAGAAAATTTCACAATTAAATAGCGGAAATCCCGCTCAAGGTGGAGACCTGCTCCTCATTGCCCGCTCAGGGCAAAGCCTTTCCGTGACGGCGAGCAGCGTGGCGGCTCTGGCAGGTGGTGGGTTTAGCGGGTCGTTCGCCGATCTCACGTCAGGCGTCAATGCTTCGGCTATATTTACGGTGGGTAACGGTGGGTCAATCACATTTTCTGGTGTCGCATCCCCCGTCACCACGCAATTAGCTACAGCAGGAGCTTACGCCATCCTCGGTGCATCGGCGGTTACGAACTCCGATGGTGCAAGCACAATCATCAGCAATGGGAACATTGGTTCCTACCCGACCAACACGATCACACCGGGAAGTCCGCCATGGACTCTTTCGGGTGCATCAGTCGTCACCGCCGTCGCTCAGAACCAGACGGATTTGGCTGCGGCGATTTCCTACTATCAGGGATTGGGGCCGGGGACTGCTCTGGGTGTAGCTCTCGATGGTCTGACCCTCACCCCCGGCGTTTACAGCGGCGGAACTTTCACCTTGAGTGGTGGAAATCTTACGCTGAATGGCGCGGGCACCTACGTATTCCTCGCATCAACCACGATTGGCCTGACGGGTGCTTCAACAATCACCCTAACGGGAGGTGCAACAGCCGCGAACGTTGTCTTTGTCGCGGGTAGTTCATTCACCGCAGCCGCCAACGCTGGCACCGTATTCAATGGCAACATCCTTGCAGCCGTTTCCATTACGGTTGACGGTGGAGCATATACAGGTCGCCTGCTCGCGAATACTGGGGCGGTCACCATCTCCACCGCTACCACTGTCACCTTGTCATCGGGCGTTCAACTCGGTATAGTCAATGCAAATCAAATTTACGGTGTGACTGTCAGCGGTACGGCTCCAACCGCAGGACAAGTTCTCACAGCTACGAGCGCGACAACGGCCAATTGGCAGACACCTAGCGGTGGAGGCGGTGGTGGGGCATTCAGTGCAATCACCGCAGGCACCAACACCGCAGCTTTGGTGGTGGGCACGGGCGGTACGCTCATGGTCAGTGGCACGGGCGTGATACAAGCAACTCAGATTCGAGCCGTTATTGTCAGCGGCACAGCCCCAACCACAGGTCAGGTACTCACAGCGACAGGTGCAACAACTGCGAATTGGCAGACGCCTTCGGGCGGCGGTGGGGCTCCGGGTGGTGCTAATGGCGCGGCTCAGTACAATTCCTTCAGCACGTTTGCTGGTTCGCCCGATGTCTTCATCGACAATCCCAGCGTAATCAATGGATCGTATACCACTCCGCTTCAGATCACAGGCAGCAGTGCTCCGGGTAGCCATTTCGCTTTCAACGGCAACGATATGCTGGCGGTATTTGTTTACGGCAACAATTCTGCACCGGGATTGCGCCTTACGCCATCGGGCGACACTCAAGAGGTTGACATCAACCTCGCAAACTCTTACGGCGAGACCGCACAGTTCACGCCCGGATTATTGGCGATCAACGGTCTGTTCGGCGGGTATATTTCGTTGGGTCCGAATTCGCCATTCAGCCCCGGAAATGGTTTTGGCTTCGCGAGATTTGAAGACGACAGTTCTAACTTCACGGAGATTGGTGGAGGTGTTACGGATTCGTGCGGTAGCATCTACATGTTTAACGAATATCAGGTTTCCACCAACGGCCATGCCGCTCTCACAGTTTATGGCGGCTATGGAGCCCACGATGACATCATGGCGTTGTTCCTGAATCAAGGCGCAACCACAATCACTCCGTCTCTTGCATTCGCAGTTGGTTTTTCGGTCGATACAAACGGACACGTGACAGCAGGTAAGGCAGGTCAGGGAGCTTTCAATACAGATTTTGCGGGAACCATCGGACTTACATCTACATCGCAAGCAGTGACGTTCGGAGCACCGTTCACAGGGGCTAACCCGCCCATAGTAACCGTGACCGCCCTTTCCGATCCATCGCCTCTCGGCGGCGTGTGGATTACCAATCAAGGTGCAACGACTGCGTGGACAGGATTCACACTCAACGTCACTATGGCTCCCCCAGACTTCATTATAGCCACTAGCGCCGAGGACAATTCCAGTCTTACCGTAACTATGACCCTTGCATCCAAGATAACAGGCTCCGTCGCCAGCGGCACCTTTGTTTCTGGTGAAGTGGTCACACAAACTTTATCGGGCGCAATGGCGTATCTCGTCAGCACGGCTCCTACGGCATCCGCTCCGATGTATATCTCGAACATTATGTATTTTGCAACTGGTTCAGTAACCAGCGGCACGTTTACCCCGGGCGAATTGGTCACGCAGGCCAGCACGCTCGCAACGGCTTACCTGATGGGTGCGGTTCCTACGGGATCGAGTGACATATATCTCATGCTCGTCTCAGGAACCCCAGACTCATCGGATATTTGGACAGGGCAGCTTAGTGGAGCCACTTACACTCCGACCACCGCACCTGCTATCACGGGAACACCCGACTCGTCGGATATTTGGACAGGCGACACCAGCGGAGCTATTTACACCCCAACGTCCGCGCCTGTTGCCCCCGGTAGTTTCTCACCGGGCGGGTATGTCGGCAACTTGGTAGGTCTAACGAATTTGTCGAATCTGAATGGTTACCCGTATTGGGGAATACCCGATGGCATCTACTACGGCTACCTCCTACCTGCGGGCACTTTTGCTGGGTTCAAAACCTATGGAACGAGCGGCACCACGTTGGTATTCATCGATCCAACACTTACAGGTCCGGGTCAGACGCTTGCTGTTGAAACAGGCGATGCTCTTTTCTCAGTGAACTTCAACTATCACGTAATCGGGCAGTCGTAAGGACATCATGAGCATCACATACGGACCTAAGATTCCGCAGTTATTCGTCAGCGCAGCCCTCGGTGACCAATACTACACCGCTGGCGAAGCGTTACTGCGTGGGTTGCAGGCACTCGTTGAGCCGAACGTCATCAGTGTCGGTGCATTGAGTGCACCGCCTCCGACTCCAAGTGACGGCGACTCTTACATCGTTGGAGCCAGCCCCACTGGTGCATGGGCGGGTCAAGCCAACAATTTCGCCTATTGGTCAACCGACAATCCCTCGGCTCCGAACGGAGAATGGGAATTCTACACGCCATTAAACGGCTGGATCGTCGGTAGCGGTGGAGCGATTTACACCTTTAACGGAACAGCTTGGAGTGCCCCGATCACGGGGGGACGTGTAGCAGCTATTCCTTATGTGATTGATGGCGGCGGCTCCGTACCGTCCACTGGATTGAAGGGACAACTCAGCATCCCAGCGGGCTGCACGATCACGGGCTGGGTTCTCACCTCAGACGTGAGCGGCTCCGCTGTCGTGGACGTTCTCCGCTCGACCTACGCCGCATTTCCAACCACCGCATCCATCGCTGGCACAGATATGCCCACACTCTCATCCGCACAAAAGAACCAAGATTTGGTATTAACCGGATGGGGGTCTACGGCTATCAATGCAGGGGATGAGATTCAGTTCAACCTCGTTTCCGTCACTACGGTCACACGGCTCAACATCACTTTGAATGTGACCATCCCGTAAGGCTGGAAAATAATCATGGGTGCAACTTTAGTAGCGACAGCGGCAGCATCATCGCTTGTAGAGTTTGGCAGTCCAGCGACCACCGCTGCGCGGAACACCACTGGTGCCAATTTTATTTGCGTGGCGTGCAACAACTATGATTCTGAAGCCTCTGAACTAACACTCACGGACACCATCGGTGGGAATCCAAGCGGCAACGTCTGGACATTGGTTCCCTACGACCCGACAAACCCCGGCGTTGCGGGCTTCCCCTTCTTCTACTACATGTACAATCCAGCCGTTGGTGCAAACCATGTGTTCAGCCTTGCGAGCACGGGCAACGCCGATCCCAACCTCTGCATGATGGCATTCTCTGGCGTGCCGCTCGGGTCGATTTCAGCCGACTACACTACTACCCCCATTTCCGCTAGTGAAAGCGTCTCCACCCTGATCTTAGATTTTGCGACGACGGGAATACCCGTGCAAACGCAGTCGGTGAGTTTTGGAGGAGGCGGTATAGGGACAAGCGGTAGCGGGACTTTCGCCAACCCCATACCAGTCGGACAGTCGATAGTTGTCGTGTTCCAAAATAACACCTTCTTCTCGACTTCAGGTGTGATGACGCTGACGGACTCATCGGGCAACGTTTACAGCCATTACACCGCAGCTTTCGGAACAAACCCTTGTTCGCAGGTAGACGTTTTCGTCGCATTCAACGTTCCAGCTACATCGTCCCTCACGCTGAATTGGACGGCTCAAAACAGTATCGGCAATGGTGATGGAGAAGCGTGGACGGTGACGAACTTGACATCGTTAAATAGCTTCCTGTCAAACACACAGGCACCGAGCACCGGTCCGCTTACCAGTCCCACAATCACCCTCGCGTCATATCCAGCGGAGGATTGGCTCCTGCTTGCTACCAGCTACCCTTACGCGAGTCCAGTTGACAATTGGTCAAACATGGACGTGGGGGCTGTTGGCGGTGTGTTTCAACAAGTCACAACTTTTGCAGAGCGAGATGAAAGTTGGTGGGCGGTAGGCGGCAATTACGGCCCGATGCCATCCATCACCCCCGACTCAGGGCTTGGATTTCAGGTGCCAAATAACGCTGGCGACCTCATCATTACCGCTGCGGGCATCGGCGACATTCAAGGAGATGTAGTTGCCGTCGATAGCGGCGTAACCATCGCGGGTAGCAGCATCCCATACAGCATCGTCGGGATCACGGCTGGCTATCTCGTCGCCGCACAAGGGGCGGTATCTTGCACTGGGAACATCACCATCGACACGGTTCCAAGCCCGCCGACCGCCGTTGTCAGTGTGGTAAATACAGCGCCGTTTGTAGCGCAACAAACATGTACGGGATTCGCTGCGATGACCTTGAACGGCCTCTTCACCACAAACAACGTAGCGACTATCGCCGTGGCAAATTCCGCAGGTTTTACCCCCGGCATGGTCGTCTACCTTAACGGGTTTACGGATGCGACCATATCGAGCTACTTGAACGACCGCTTTGGGAACGTGGTCTCGGTTGGTTCTGGCGTTATATCCGTGGTAATGCCGCTCGGACTCGCAAATTATTCAACCCTAACCGCAGGTCCGGGAACTATCAGTCAGGTTGTCAAACTTCAAGGATTCACAAGCACGGGCACCAACAATCTTGACGGCGTGAACAATACCGATAAGACTTACGTCATCTCCATAGCCCCTAACGTTCTAACGCTCGCTGGCGGCTTTAGCGGTGTGGTGAGCGGTGCGTACACAGGGCAGGCCGATGGAACGGTTGGCATACCAGTAGACCCTGTTTGGTCGTGGGGTACTCCCTCATTGACGCCTGCGGGGAATCTTCCGACAGCGGGCTATCCCTTTCAGTCAATCCTTAGCAGCATGGTCAACGACGATTTACACGGGGTTTCCGAGCCTCCTTTGGGCGGCTACTCGGGAACATTCACTTTCATCTTCGGTGCCGCGCCCGGAAATATCAGCAACACACCGCCCGGGGCAGGCCCGTGGCCTCCCAGTGGCATCACGATCCAATGGCAGGGGACAGACGCGCAGGGATACCCACAGGTCGGCACTATGAACATACCGCAGTCCGCGCTTATAACGGGGACTTACGGGCCGTTTATCATTCCCGCTGGCGCTTTTCACTACGGCATTGAAGCGGTTTCGACATCAGCAACGAATCGACGGCTGGTATGGTGATTTTCCCATCGCCACAATTGATAGCGAGAGGGGTTTGCATCGCTCCAATGCTGTTCGGGTTTTAAGTGTTGTAGTATCATAGTTTTACGGATCGAGCGACTGTTTTCTGGCCGCTACATCATCGGCAAGTGGGGAATCACACTACCGAAACCTCAATATGAGTGTGCTTTTAGACGCTTATCCCTAGCTAGGAGAAACGAACATCATGTCCAAGAAAATCGCAGCAGCAGACGCAACGGCAATGAACTCGCTCTACAAGGGTGAACTCGGTCGCCTCGGCCTCAAGGTCGCACAGAAGGACGCAAAGGACTCAGCCGCAGGGCAGTCCCACGATCCTCAGGCTTTCGAGGATCACGAAGATTACATGAAGACCCTTGAGTCGGTCCTGAAGGAAGATGAAAAGACCGCAGGCGATCCCAACGACCCAATCACCGACTAAGGAGGAAAGATGAAGCTGGACGCCACACAAGCGGCGGCTGCCAAGCTTTCCCACCTAATCGAGCCCGGGCGTACCGTCTATTCCACGGATGGTCGCGCCTACAGGGTCTTGTCAAAGATCGCCTCGGGGGGCTCCCTGAGCTTCCGTCTGGCAAATCTTCAGGGACAGCCTGTTCCAACCCCCGCAAACTTTACCCCGATCAGCGGGGCTTGGATGCGTTTCGCGTCCTTCCTGAAGTACGCCTACAACAAAGACATCACCGCAATCGTCAACGAGATGATTACGCAGGCGGGTTTACCTATCGACCCCAAAATGGACTGGGCTGCGTACCTGACGAAGACTTACTCCGCAAATCTCAGTTCTGTAACCACCGACCCCGACATTCAGGACGAAGTGATCTATCGGACGGTCGTCTATCTTTTGTTTGAACGAAAGAACAAGAACGGCAAAAAGGTTCTGGAGAACTTTGCCGAGAAGCTGAAGAACTTCGATGTAAAAACCCAGAAGAAGCCGCTCGCAGAACAAGTCAGCGACTACCTGAAGGGCACCTTCCTTTACTACGCCAAGGATCATGCCAAGCATGATGCGATTGCCCTGATGCGCCCCGAAGAGATGAGCATGGAGCAGCCCGGCGAAGAAGGTGAGACCTACAACATCCTCGACACCGAAGAGCACGCTACCGCTCCGGGCGTTGGACAATCCGAATCCGACCGCGACATCGATCAGTTCATCGCTCAGTTCCAAGAGTGGGTGAAAGGCAAGGAAACTCCGAAGTCCGCCCCTAACTACGCCGCCCTGCTCAAGATTTTCTGGGATCAATCCCAACAGACCGAGAGCGGAGAAGTTAAGATCAGTGATTTGACGCAAGAGTGGATTCGCCGCACAGGTTTGAGTTTCGACTCTCTGAAGCAGTACCGAGACAAGATCGGCGGCTTGCTTCGTGATTTCGTTTATGAGAACAAGGCTCAACTGGGCAACTCTTACAAGCTCGCCGACCTGTTGCAGCACATGTTCCCACCGCCTCCGAAGGCGAAGGCACGTCCAGCCAAGGCTTCGTCCTTCAAGGCCGCAGGGTGTATCGCATCCGAATACTGCCCGCAGTGCGGCAACGATGAGAATGGCTGCCATTGCCCGAACAAAGCGGATTTGCTGGATGGCGAGACACGAGGCGATAAGACGGCCTCGGACCATCACCGCAAGCAAGTGTGCAAGTGTGGTAGCGTCCAGACCTGCCGCTGCTCGGCTCCGAAGATCGCTTTCAATGTGAACTCCTGCTCTAACTGTCGTACCGCTGCTGAGAAGCCGAAGTGTCCGCACTGTGGCTCCGACGATTACGGCCTGATGCCCACGGATTTCGAGACCGCCAAGTGTAACGCCTGCGGCAAGAACTGGGAGCACGGCATCGTCAAGGGTATCAATGACCCGAAGGAAGCCGCTTACGGACACGCCGACAGACCGATCAATGAGGAACAGACGAAACTGGAACAGGACGTAGATCGTTTCAGCAAGGAACTCAAGAAGTTCCCCAAAGGGCCAACGGGCATGACGCCTGACGCTACCAAGGCTACTCCCGAGTGGCAGGCAGCAAAGCGCAACTACGATCAGGCTTTCCAAGCCCTGCGGAATTACAACTCCAAGCACACGGCGGCTGACCTCGGTCGATGCTCCTGTGAATGGGAAGAATGTCCGTTGGGTCACAAAGCTGGTGGGTGTCCGAACCCCGCAGCCCACATGCTTGAGATTTATGGGTACAAGACCCGCTACTGCCAGCCATGCACCGATGCAACCATCGAGTACATCCGCTTGGAACAGGGTACGGGCGATGCGGACAACCCGGTTAAGATTCTATCCTCTGTAGACACGGAGCATGGCGTTCACCCATCTCAGCCTGAGGATCACAAGGCTGCCGCTCCGTACTGCGACGGCTGCGACCGCCCGAAGGCGAACTGTATCTGTGAGG